GCTTACGCGAGTCAGGGGACTCTTTTGATCCAATCACACAAGAAAGGATCAACGGGGGTATTAGGATAACTTTCCTTAACACTATCACACAGCCTTGAATGGCATAGTGAATGTGAGGGTCAGCTGTCCTATAAGCCGTACATCCAAGGGCTCACGCCTGCGGATTCGGGCATTCTTACCAGACTGCTTAGGAAAGGGAATTCTCCCAGACCATAGCAGGGCGTACTACTACCTTAGAAGGTGGTGGTACGAGTTACTCAACTTACAGGAGATCTACCATGGCAACGAAAACACGAAGTCGTTCGCGCAGCCTAGTGCCGTTCACTGAGGGAAACCTCACGAAAACATGCATAACAGGCTGTACGTCTACTACCATTGGCCCCATAGCAACAGCTTGGGACCTGGAGGAGATGGACGACGTCGTTACCGATCGTTATCACGAGCGGATAGCTGCCGGGGAGATCATAAATAACCCTGTGAGTTATGAACGGGATAGTCTTGTCACAACTGGACAAGCCCATCACCGTTATCGAGGTGCAACCATCAAGTACGACACGAAAGGGCCCCTTACGGGACGCCTAATCGAGGTTGGACTTGCGCCAGTAAATATAAGCTTTGACTTCAAAAAAGATCTTGAAGCTGAGGCTAAATTACGGGCAATTGCAAGCATCGATAACACACCGTTCGCCTTTGGCGAAGATGTGCTTGAGTTGAAGGAAACAGTACGTTTTCTTCGCAACCCCGTTGCGGGGCTGTTTAACTTAAGTACTAAATTCAGAAAGGAGTGGAAACGCCGTTCCTCCCGTAAAAAAGGAGGCCGACTGAGGACCCAGTATGAGCTTTTAGACGCTCACGCGAAACTCTGGTTGGAGTATCGGTTTGCGGTCAGCCCATTGATTAGATCATCAATCGATGCGTTGGACGCTTACTCTTCTGAACTCCCTACCTTGCCTGAAAGACTATCGGCTCGCGGTTTCTCAACCGAGGAATACGAGAGTGCAGATCAGAAAGAAGGGCAAAACTCCTGGTGGTTCCAGCGATACCGGAACACCCAGAAGATGGGCAAAGCGACAATCCTCTACACGGTTTCAAACCCCGTGTATGACTGGCGCTATCGTCTTGGGTTTAGGGCCAAAGATATACCTACAACGTTGTGGCAAGTCGTGCCATATTCGTTCATGGTAGATCGAGTTCTAGATGTCACACGCTTTAGTCAAGGTGTGATTAACCTAGCTGACCCTAGAGTAACATTGTTGATGGGCTGCTATACGATCCACGAGGATGACTCTTGGAGTCAAACTTGTTTCGACCGTACGGTAGCAGAATCGACAATTGTAACCAGTGACACATACACGCGTGCTAATCACAAGTACGTGCGTAGTCCCTGGTCTCCATCCGTCTCTGACACAGTGCCAAAACTTAATTTGGCAGGACTGACAGATTCGGCCACTAAAATAGCGGACCTAACCTCCCTAATCCTTGGGAATTTCCGTCCGTTTAAATGAAGGAAGACATAATATGTCTATTACATCCGCCTCCGTCCTTGTAGACGGAACTGTCGCTACAACCGGTGGTACGGCCACTACGATGCTTTCCAAAGGTAACACCCTTGATCAGCACAAAGTCATCTTGGACGATGGCAGCGAGTTCATTGCTGCTACGACCATCGACTTCGCTGTCAAGGAACCCAAGGTTAGCACCTCGGCCCCCAACGGCTACACACAACGCCGTAGAACGGTCAAAATCCTGAGCCCTCTGGCTTTGGACAATGGCAATACTACGGTGAACTCGATGAAGATCGAGCTCAGTTGCGATCATGAAATGACCGCCGCTGAAATCACTTCGTTGAAAGTGTTAGCCGCGCAGCTGATCCACGACTCAGACTTCGATGAATTCTGGGAAGATGGATCGACTGCCTAAGACCATGTCTGAAGATTGGTTATTGGTTTTGAAAATCACGTTCGCTGCTATTCTAGCGGTGTTGGCCGGTTTAACAACCGACAACATCGTTTCGAAAAACGGCGTTTGTGACAATCTGACCATGATACCATATACAGACTGGCGTTGGGTTGGTTGCAGTGTTTCCGATACTGCGACTGAGTACAACTTCAACATAACAGGAGATCATCCTAATGATGAAGAAATACCGGAAGAAGAGACAACGCTCTTTTGACCCTGACGAGATTGCAACAGCAATTAGTCAGGCACTAGGCCGTGATTACGCCGAGGCGCAACATGTGTATGCCTTGGATAACAGCTTAACGCTTTACGCGTTTAACCGACAGGTCAATGAACTTCGCAAGAAGTATATACCTGCAACCCTTGACACAACTCCAATGGAGACTGCAACCTTTGAGAAGTTTTTCAAAGTAAACAGTCACATGGCCATCGTGAACGAGAGACTGAAATCTAGTCTTCCTACTAGCGCACGCCGTATCCAACGGGGTACACCTGTAAGTGAGAAGATCCACATACGGGCGCGTGCTTTAATGCACCACGTACTTGGGACGTTTTCGGTAGATGAATGGTTCCGTGAGTGTAAAAACTCAGGGGGCTCTTCTTTGGGAGTGCCATACAATGACACCTCCCCAGAGAGAAAGTTCACCTTTCCGATGTCGGCGACTAAAAAAGCTGCGGACTATTTTGACATGTACTTGCTAGAGGACTGTACGCTCTCTAGTGCGATTTCCAAATGGAATCGCGAAAATCCTTTACAGGATAAGTACGAGTTGATTGAAGCCTCACGGGCAACTACAGTCGATAAGAACGCGACGATCAAACGGTTAATCTGCGTTGAGCCTACATGCAATATGTTTTTGCAACAAGGCTTGATGCAGATGATGTACAACCGGATGAAAGT